AATCTGAGGATATAGTGGCCTGGTGTACCAGTTCTGAGGATGCCATAAAAGAAAATCCCGATCGGCGGTTCTTAAGGTAGCACATTCCATAACACCTATTATCGGATTTACACGCTTCCCAAAAAATGAAGAAAAGTCTGTTAGATTCTCTGAATTCTGGCTTCCCAACATCAATCTTGGTCCACTGCAAGTACATATAATGAGAACCAGTAAGATAAGTGGGAACACCTTGGTTATAAAACCAAAANCCTTCTTCNCGTCTTTTAAATTCTTCATCAATGTAATCATACCATTTGTTTTTAAAATTAGTTGGATAATTATTCCATTCAAAAACTGTTTGTATCCTTTTTAATTCTTTAGGATATTCAGTTGGTTCCCAATATTGTTCTTCTTTTTTTTTAGATCTTTTAAAAGTGTTTTCCTCTAAAGGTAAAGCTATTTTTAAATTTTGGATTTCATATATTTTTCCAATTTTTCCACTTCTACTTATAACGATAACGTCATACTCTTTATCATATCCATACTCCCATTTTTTATACTTATTTCTTTGTCGTATAGCTTGGGGTTTTATGTGATTATCTAATATTTTAAAGAGTGTTTGTTGATACATTATCTTGATCTATTTTCTGCAAATCCTTTAAAGTTAGTTGATTTTGTTTTTAACGGTTTTTCTTCTAATATTCTTTCTTCTTCTTCAATTCTAGTTAAAATTTCAAAAGCATCAAAAATAGCTAATTTTTTAGTAGCTGCTGCATTTTTTAATCGATCAGCAGAAATATCATCTTTAGAATCTACAATTTTTTCTTTAGCTACTTTTATTAATTCATCAACTGCTTTTTGCCCAGCTTGGATTATACTCTTTTTCGTTTCCTTTACGTTCATATTTAATTACAATATCATTTGATTCCATACAATATAAAACCTCCCCGTCTATAATAAACTCAAATTCTCGGTTAGGTTTAAACCCTATTAAGTCATTAGGACGTATTTCTAACGCTTCTAATGAACTATTACCATATTTTAGTATTCCAATATTCTTTTGTAATTTGGAAGTCTTATAGGAATTATTTTCAATAATAGGTTTTACAAAGCAATAATTTAAAGTAGTATACCATTTTGCATTCCGAAAATATAAATATACTTGATCAATACTAGCAAAATATAAATTTTCTTTAAAATATTTAGAGCCATTAACAGATTTTCCTTTTAAATTATAATAGCGTCTAAATAAATTATGATGTACTATAACTTTATCCCCAGTTTTAATATTTGTTTTTAAACCTAAAGGAATAGCAACTACTTCTGCTTCTCTATTTATAAATTTATGATTAGAAATATTAGAATTAATTATAAGCTCTTTATTACTAATCTTTTTTTTATTATTATATCTAGTTCCAATAGGTTTAATAATAAATTGATAAATACTTTTCATTAATATTCTAAATCATATTCTACTGAAATAGCCATATGAGAATTAAATTTTTTCCAAGGAACTACTTCATCATCTTTTTTTATAAAGATATTATAAGATAACTCTTTTTCATCATATAAAATATGAGATATAGTATGACCGCCATATACTTGTTGCCCTAACGCATAGTGCATCGCATCATTTTTATAATCAGCACCAATGCTAATTTTACGTATTACATGTTGTCCCACTACTCTTTATTTTCTTCTATTACAGTATATTTACCACTTTCAATATCGATATTTATAGGTCCGTATTCTTTTTCTAATCCAGCTTTAAATTCTTCAACTTCTTCAACAATACCAGCATATTTATGTAAAAGACTATGTTTTTGGGTTTCGATAAAACCTATATCTCTTAAATGCCGAGTTAACTCGTTTTGTTGTTTTTTAATTGTTTCTAATTGTTCTTCCTTAATGTATTTATTACTTACATCTAATTCCTTTCCAACTTCTTTTGCTTTATCACAAGGACCACAATCTTCTGAATTATTTACTTCTTCTACTTGATTTTCGACTTTTTCTTCTACTTTTTTCATTTGATTAAATTTAATTGATTAAAAAATATTTAGAACAACGCTAATATATCTGTAGCAGTTGTTTCAGTATCACTTGATAAATTATATACCCTTTTAACTAAAATAGGTAAATAAGTATTTGCAGTAATACCTTTTATAACTATAGGTTGTTCATCGTTAGCCATAGTTACTTTTACATTCCCTGCGCCTCCTACATATAAAGAAGCACCTAATTTATTAAATGTTCCACTTGGTCTTTCCAAATCACCCCCTGCTAATGTTACAGTGGCAGTTCCGGTAATATTTGTTACACCAAACGCATCATTTAAAGTGGCAGCATCAAAAACTATTGTATCACTGCCTCCTGCTGTAGCAACATTATCCCCGACAATTACAGGTTTTATAGTTGTAACTGCCCCACTTACATCTGATGTAACTAAAAAGGATGCTCCTTTATTTTGTACACCACTTGTACTTGGACTAGTTGTTGCTTGTGCAGAGCCTACATAAGTTCCGCCTGAGGCATATGCTACCGCACTTGTAGAAATGGGTAAATTTGCCGTTGTATTACCACTTATAGTAATATTTGCGGCTTTCAGCGTTTTAGCTTCTTGTAATTCAATTGCGCTGCCTGCAAAAGAACTTTGGTTTAATTGATATGCCATAATTGTTTTTATTTATGCATTTTTTTACCGAAGACTTTTTCAACTCCACGTGAGCCAAAATAGCCTCCAATTACTATTGTTAATAATGATGTTATTGAATCTAATGGATATTTTAAATACCATCCAACAACATAACTGACTGTTAAAAATATTAAAGTAAGTGGCCGAACATTAGCTGCAAGCCATGCTCCTGATTTAGCATCTGCCACCCATCTTCTAGTTGTGCCGTCAATTATTGATTTTTCAATCTTTAATTTTTGTAAAGCAATTTCTTTATCTGTTTCAGATAATTGTTTATTACCTGTTATTAATTCTGAAATAACGTTACCAGGAAGAATTGCATCACCTACAATTCCCAAGATACTAGGTGCTTTTTCTATTAAGAAATTTACCTACACCAGTTTCTTTAAACGGNNTTTTTTTACTTCATTTANTTTTTATCCTTTTTTGGATACATTTTTGCTTTCCATCCCTTTCCTTCGTGTAAACCTTCTCCATGATATTGTTTAGCTGGTGAACCTAAATTTGCAGGTCCTTGAATACTAGATCTGTTACCAGAGTAAGCATGGTGCCCTAAAGCTTTTTCCATCCCTTTACTTTCATGTGCACGATCTGTCAAGCTTTGTGAGTGAGGACCAGGATGTCTCATTCCAAGAGATTCATGTAGCCTATCATTATAACCTTGTTTTTTAGCTGGTGAACCTAAATTTCTACCTGCTCCTTCACCAGTCATATCACTAGTAAGAGGCATGTCTGTAAGTTCTCGCGATTGAAAACTTTTCATATGTTTGAGTATTTGATGTCCCATTTTTTTATACTTTTGGTTTTTTTTGTTTAGTTTTATTATATACTTCTGCTTCCCAAGGCAATTTTGGATCTCCCTCTTTCATTTTACTTCTTAAATATCTTTTACCTTTCCAGTAAACATATTTATCATCATAATCTAAATCTCCTCTTCGCATTTGTTCAAGATGAATTTTTTCATGACCTACCACTTCATCTATTTGTGATGGGTCTTTCATCTCTTCATTTAATATAATTGTACCATTTTTTTCAGCTCTTCCTAACTCACCGTCTTCCATATCTCTAAAATAAACATTAGGAATTACAGTATCATAAGGTGGTTTTAATTTAAAAGCCATAATTATTCTTTTATAGGAGTTTCTACAACATATTTAGCACCAGGAAATTTATAATCATAACCAGGATACATAATTTTTGTATAGCCTCTATTATCTGTACCAGATATTTTAAAATTAACGCCCTTCATTGTTATATCTCCACCTTCAATTATATTAGATGGATTATTAATATCAGGACTATTAGATAAATAACCTTTTTTAGATTTTTTCATTTTTTATAAGGAAACATCTTATTTAAAACATCTTTTCTTTTTTGACATCCACAAGGAATATTAAGACCTTCGGAGACTGTATCCACGATGGTCTTAATGCCCGTATTAGTGGTAAACTTTTCAATAGAATCGCCTAATCCTTGTGATTTCATCAGTTAATTATTATGCCCAAGTAGCTCCGCTAAAATACATTTGTAGTGGAGTAGTTGCTTGATCTTTACCTAAACTTACACTGGACTTAACTCCGCCCGGGTTAGCTGTCATTGCTTTTACAACTGCCTCATAAATGGTATTTGCACTACCATCATTAAGTGTTGGGTTAGTTGTAGCAACTGTATCAGCATGAACCGCAAAAGTAACTTTTTTAGGGTTAGTAGCATCAGGTGTTCCTATAGGTGATTGCTTAAAACTTACAATTAAAGTTTTAGCATTCTGCCCATTAGCACCAGTAGCCGCAATTTTAGATATGTCTTCAACATTCAGAAGCACATCATATCTTGGGCCAAAAGGTTGTCCTGCATTAGTATTAACGCAAGGGAAATTAATAAATTTTGCCATTTTGTTTTTGTTTTTGTTTTTGTTTTTGGTTTTGGTTGGTTAGATTTATACAGTTCTATTCTGTTTAATCATCTGTCTTAAACATATCATCAATATTTTGTTGATGACCAAGACTTTTTCCTTTAGAATATTTAGCTGCTGCTACATTAAAAAGACCTTTAGCAGTCCCCATTATTGCCATAGGAATTTTACTATGATAATCTTCAGAAACATGTGCAGGTGCACGATAAGTAGATTTTATAGCATGCTGAGTTTGTTTTGCTGGTGAATGGTGTTTTTCATCATATTTTTCATCTTCTGCAAGATAAGTAATATGTTTTTCATCAGCAGTCATTTTTTCATCGCTGTGTCCATGTTTATTGTCCCACTTAATATCTCGTTTAAGATAATCTATATGAGCTTCATCATCTTTTTTAGTAGAATCTAAATTATGATCTGTTACATGAGTATGCGCATGATCGTATTTTTTTGAAAATCTAGGGTGATTCCCTGAGTATTCTCCGTAATGTCCTTGTGGCATAATGGTGAGTTTTAAATTATTATTATTCGCCTTTTGCTATTTGAGTAATAGGACCAGCCATATATTTTAAAGGAAATTGAGATACTTTCATGCCTTTAATACCTGAGCTAGATCCTACCGCGTGGGCTCTATCTTGTTGGTTTAAAGGGCCATCCCAAATATGAGATTCTCCAACAATACCTACTTTTTTACCTTTTACGACTTTATCGTATGCTTTATCTTTTTTCATAGTGATTATTTATTTATTACTACAGCCAAAGTTTTTTGCGTAATTGGCCATTTCTCTTACATTTTTAGTAATTTTTTTACCTTTTATGCTATCTCCTTCTTTTTTTGCCATTACAGCACCAGCAGCAGCACAGGCACTCATCCCAATACCTTTAGCCCAACGAGTAAATTTACCTCTATTGGCTTTTTTAATTTCTGGGAAAGCTCCTTCTTTTTTAAATAATGGTGATTTAATCATAATTTTTATTTTTTAATTTTACCTAAATTCATACACATTTGTCTAGAACGAGTGCTACCAAACATTTGATTAGCTCTACGCTGCCCACCTCTTGGAGCATTAGGAGAGTTATTAAAATAGGGATTTCCAAAAGCACCTTCCATACGTATACTACTTCTTGGACCTCCAGTTCCCATAATATCAGGAGTACCAGAATTATAAGAAGATTGCCCAACTGTTTCTCCAAAAGTTATTCCCATACCTGCACCACTTGGAGGTAGGTTTTCAATTGCCCCTACTTGGTTTCTTGTGTTTAATGCAGGATTAATATCTTTATATGGGTCTGCTGTATTAACTAAATTTCCTTGACTTACATCTGCAGCAGAATTAATCATACCAAGACGCCTCCGCATTTCGCTCCCCCTTATTAGTTTAGCAGGACTCCCTAAAGCTTTAGGAGCACCTTTTAATTTACTTACTTCATTTTGTAAATTTTCTAACTCAGTATTACCTTGTTTATAACCTTGAGTCCATGGATTTGGTTTATTACTACTAATACTACTTTTAGAACCGGTTTGAATATTTTTTTCAATAAAACCTTGATTTAATATCCCTGACTTTTTTTCTTTTGCAGCAATTTTAGATTGAAGTTTTTCTTTTCTAGCAATATTTTTAATTTTTATTTTTTTAGCTCTACTTTCATCTCTTAATTGTCTTCTTTCTCTCCTTCCAGCTCTACGCTCTTTTTGAGCTTCTGTTAATGGTCCCCATAAACCTTCTTCTTCAGAACCTTTCATTCTTTGATTAGCAGTGGCATCATTATGAAAAGATTTTATAGATCCAAGAATTTCTTCTAGCATTAAATTTATTTTCTCCCCAAGGATCTTTAGCATTTTTAACGCTTTCCACACCTTCGTTTCTATCAGACTGAACTGGTTTAAATTCTAAACTTCTTAAAGTATCTTGTGTCATTTTATCAACACTCGATGTATCAATATTTACTTTAGCGGNTGATTGTTTATTTCCCATATTATCTAGTTTTATCGTGATTTACATTATAAATAGCAGCTTTTAATACTTTATTCATATATGTATCACCTTTCATTATTTTATTACGCTTTTCACTTGTAGGAATATCCTCAGTTCCAAGCATGATTCGGTACATTCTTGCAATAAGTTGTTTACACTTAAAAGAAACTTTGTAAATATTGTACTTTTGCGTTGTTCGATTTCTATTTCTCCAAACCACAATCCAGTTACTTTTTATTAACTTGTTCCAGCGTCTGTTGTCCCAACTATAAGCATAAGTACCGATTTTAAAATCTTGCTTAGTAAAGAAACCCATGCAATCAAAGTAAATTAATAGTTCTAAATCTGCATCATTTAGATTATTATTTCTACAAGCCCATTTTCGTATGATTCTATAGTGCTTTAGCAAGTTTAATTCTTTTATATCTCTTGCTTCTAATTTTCTCATAGCACTACAACTACATCTTGTAATTTGATAACAGTAAATTTATTTTTTTCAAATTCTATACCATGACCAGCGTGTTTGTCATAATATATCATATCTCCTTTGTTTAAGCCCTTAATGTCATCGCTTACTGATTCTACTAAAGCTTTATTATATCTTATATCTTCTCTTTGTTTACTAGTTAAAAGTAAACCTCCTTTTGTTTCTTCAATGTTACCACTGCAAGGAGTGATTATAATATTNTTACCTATTGCTTTCATTCATTCGAACATTATTAATTACACAATCGGTAGATAATATTGTAGTTGCTACTGAAGCAGCATTCTTTAAAGCGTCTTTTAGTAACTAATAAGGGGTCAATAATTCCTTCTTTAATCATATCAACTATACTCCCACTTATAACATTTATACCCATTCCTCTTTTTTCGGGTACTTTAGGTTCTATACCAGCATTATTTAAAATGGTTCTAAATGGAGATAAAATAGCTCTTGCTAATACTTTTTCCCCAACCATTTTATCTTCAATGATCATTGCTGCATTTAAAAGTGCAATCCCACCACCTGGTACAATACCTTCTTTTACAGCTGCTTTTGTAGCACAAATAGCATCTTCTACTCTATCTGATTTTTCTTTTAATTCAATATCAGAATTTGCACCAACTTTTACAATAGCAATTTTTGCTGATAATCTTGCTAATCTTTTTTCAAGTCTAATAATATTTCCTGGAGTTTGTTTCTTTTTTAAATCTTTTTTAATTTTAGTAATTAATTTTAAAACTTCTTCAGTAGGATCATCAACTTGTATAATTGTTTCTTTTTCCGTTGTCATAGATTTTTTACATAATCCTAAATGCTCAGGTTGTATTAAATCCATATCATCTCCTAATTCTTCATTTATAACAGTTGCTCCTGTTAATAAAGCAATATCATCTAAAATTTCCCTTTTATTAATTCCAAAATTAGGGGCATTTACAATATTAACTTTTATATTTCCTTTAACTTTATTCATTGATAAAGCTTGGGCAACTGATGGATCTACATCTGCAATTATAAGTAAAGGTTTTTTATTTTTAATAACATATTCTAAAACTCCTTGTATTTGTCTTATATTTTCTACTTCAGATTCAATAAGTAAAACCGAAGCATTTTCAAGTTCTGCAGATTTTTTTGCTTTGTTAGTTATAAAATGTAGATTCATTAATCCTTTTTCATATTGAATACCATCTACTACTTCTATTTCTGTAACATCTGAATCTGATTGCTCCATCATTACTACACCACTATCACCAACTGCTCTAAAAGCATCTCCAATAATTTTACCAAGTACTGGTTCATTATTAGTTGAAATAGTAGCAATTTGATCCATCATACTTCCTTTAACAGAAGTACTGGTTTGCTGTAAGTAAGCTATTGTCTTCTCAACCCCTGAATTAATTCCTTCTTTTAACACTCTGAAATCCACTGAGTTACCAACTTTTTCAGCTTCTTTTAAAATTGCATAAGCTAAAATAGTTGCAGTTGTTGTTCCATCACCTGCTTCTTGTACAGTTTTTCTAGCTGCTTCTTTTAATAATCTAGCTCCCATATTTTCTACAGGATCTAATAATGTAACAGAATCAGCAACTGTAACTCCATCTTTAGTAATTACAGGTTTCCCAAATTCATCTTCAAGCAAAACACACTTACCGCTAGCGCCTAATGTAGAGCTAACGGCTTTAGTGAGTTTATTAATACCTTCAAAAACTTTTTTTCTAGCATCCTTGCCAAAGTTAAGATTCTTGACTATAGTGTCTGACATATTTAATTTGATTTAATTATATTTATTTACTTATTTAAAAGTTTTTACTACTTTAGGACCATGTAAAAATTCTAATTTCTTTTTATAATGATCTATAGATGCATCAATTGCAGATTCAGCGCCTTCAACTGTTTCTCTTCTTGTAACATCAAGCCATTTTTCACAGCATGT